TGTGAATTATTTACAGATAAACAATTTAATATTACAGATGTTTTAAACCAAGTTCGTGGTTTAAGAAAAGTAACTATTGTAAATAATATTACTCCTGAAGATTATTTACAAAAACCAAATGTTGAATTTACTTTAGTGTCAATTAAATTTATAACAAGAGGAGATGCTAAACAAGATATAGAAAAAATAAAACAAGACATAGAAACATCTGATATGTCTAAAACAGATTTAAGAGTACCAGGTGTTAAATCATTTAAATATAAAGAAGATACTTTAAGAAGATTATAATGGCTTTATTTGGAAAATCAAGAGACATAAATTTATTTCACACAATAAACAGTGAACTTTTAAAGGATATAATACAAACAGAAATTGCGTATTATAAATTTGCTTTAGAACAAACAACGTCTAATGTTTATGGTGAAGCTATGGGTAAAAATTATTATGAGCCCATGAAAATCGCATGTTTAATTGATAGATTAGATCAATCATGGTCATCTGATGATTTTGGTTCTGATATGAATCAAGCTATTACTTTTAAATTTTTAAAAAATGAACTTAAAAATATAAATTTAACACCTGAAGTAGGAGATATATTACTTTTTAGAAATAATTTTTATGAAATAGATTCTAGAATAGAAAATCAACTTATAATGGGTAGAGATTCTGATTATGCAATATCAAGTGAAACTACAAATCATGGTGATAGTTTTTCAGTTTTAATTAGTGCTCATATATCTAGAGTAGAAAAATTAAATTTAATTCCTTTAAGAAGTGGAAAATATCCAACAACAACTAAAGTAGATGGTGGAAATGCAAATCAAGTAGGAAGATTATAAAATGGCAGATAGAAAAAGAATAAATCCAAGAAGACCAATACCCGCAAGTGGATATGATCGTTTAAGAGACAACTTATCTTCAGGATTTGGTACTGATTCAGAAAAATTTCCTGAAGCTCAAGGTTTTCCTGTAAAAAAAGGATCATTTCCTAATGTAGATAATAGATCTAGTATAAATAAAGGAAGACTAACATCAAGAAAAGATGATACAGTACAAGATGTATCTATAGGTTTACAAGACCATGATGAAGCAATAATGTATTATTTTAATAATGTTATTAAACCTTCAGTTATGATACAAGGAAATAGAACTCCAGTACCTGTAATTTATGGAGCTCCTGAAAGATGGAAAGGAGTTCAACAAGATGGATATTTTAGAGATAAAGAAGGCAAACTTCAAGTACCTCTTATTATGTTTAAAAGAGATAGTGTTGAAAAAAGAAGAGATCTTGGTAATAAATTAGATGGTAATAATCCACAATTATATTATACATTTGAAGAAAAATATTCTAAAAAAAATAGATATGATAATTTTAATGTATTACAAAATATAAGGCCTCAAAAAGAATTCCATACTATTGTAATACCTGATTATGTTAAATTACAATATTCTTGTATAATATGGACAGATTATGTAGCTCAAATGAACAAATTAATTGAAATGATAAATTATTCATCAGATAGTTATTGGGGAGATAAAGAAAGATTTAAATTTAATGCAAGAATAGATACTTATAATAACACAACAGAAATTGCACAAGGAGAAAATAGAGTTGTTAAAACTAATTTTGGTTTAACAATTCAAGGATATTTATTACCAGATAGTTTAAATAAAGATTTAACTAAAAAACCACAAAAATTCTTTAGTAAATCTAGAGTAGTATTTAATGATGAACTTATAGTATTACCAACAGGAGAACCATTAACAAGAGAACAAGTTAGAGGAGCTTCAGTAACAACAAATATAAATCAAATAGGAGAAGGAGTAGGTTATCAAATATTAGGAGAATCAAATCAAATAGCATAAAATGGCAAAAGAAAATAGAACAACATTAAAAGGATATTTCGAAACAGGAGATATACCTAATCAATCACAATATGGAGATCTTATAGATTCAAATTTAAATTTATCAGATACAAACGCACAAGTAGCAGCATCAGAAGTAAGCGCATCCGCTTTACTATCTGAAACATTTATATCAGCTAGTGGAGACATATCAGCAAAAGGATTTGTTTCTGCTTCAGGTTTAATAGTAGGACAAAGTAATGGAAGTGCTCCTTATGTGTCTGCAAGTAATGGAAATATTTTTGTTAGTGGTACAGGTTCTTTTGGACAAATTATAGTAAATGAATATAATGATATAAATTTAATTGGTGATATTACAGCTTCAGGTAATGTAAGTGCAAGTGGATATGTTTCTTGTTCAGCTTTAGTAATAGCAGGATCAGAAATAAGAGGAATAGGAGGTGATGTTACAGCAAGTGGAACAATTAAAGCAGCAGGTTTTGTAGGACCATTAACAACAACAGGAATTACATCCACAGGACCAGGAGTATTTACTACATTAGACACAGGTCAAGGAGCTACTGAAGTTCATTTAATGGATCAAAATGTAAGAGAAGCTGATGCAGTTACATTTGCAACAGTAAATACAGGTCAAGGTGCAAATGAGCTGTATGCGATGAATCAAGATGTTGAAACAACTGATGCAGTTACATTTGCAACAGTAAATACAGGTCAAGGTGCAAATGAATTATACGACATGGACCAAAATGTCACTTCAACATCAGCAGTAGAATTTACAACAGTAAACACAGGTCAAGGTGCAAATGAATTGTACAAGATGAATCAAGATGTTGAAACAGATGACATAGTTACATTTGAGGGAGTAGTAGTTAATTCCACAGTAAATAATACTTCTCTTACTCCAGGATCATCAAATAGTACTTCTAGATATAAAACACAGTTTAGAGTTGTAGTTGCACCATCATTATTAAATAGTCAAAAATCTGAAGATTTTAAAATCACAAATAGTTTTGTATTAGATTCATCTATAGTATACTGTAATTCTAGTGCTGCTTTATCTGTAGAAGTACATTCAGTTTCAGCTGGTGTTTTCTTTTTTAATCTTCATAATACAAATGGGGGAGGAGCAACATTTAGTGCTTCAACTATAGCTGTTAATTGTATAATAATGTAGTATTTTAATAAATGGGAACAAGTAGAAAAACTCCTATAAAATGGAATAAAGCAAATTTTTTATGGAATAATAATTCACATACTTGGGAAGATGTAGTATTAATAAAAAGAGCAGCTGGAGAAGATTGGAATACATGGGAACAAAAAGATAAACAAAAATTAGTAAAATTAATACTAAAAATACACGGCAACACAATTACAGAATCTAAAAAAAGAGAAATCAAACAATATAAAATCAAAGCAAAAGACATAAAAATAGCAGTCAAAGAAGTATTAGGAGTTCAAATGATTGCTGAAAACATATCTATTTAATATTTATAAACATGTATAAATTATTTACAGACAAATCAGAACTTTTCGAATGTAGTATATCACTACAAGGAGCAAGCTTAAAAAAATCAAAAGCACGTTTAGTAGTAGAAACTCAAGATTATTCATTATTATTTAATGGAACTATTTCTAAAGGAGGTAAATGTGAAATTCCTATTAAAAAGTTAAAAGGTTTAATAGATGAAAATACTTCAGGTAATATTCGTTTAGAAGTTATCGCTGAAGATACATTTTTTACACCTTGGGAAAGTGATTTTGAGGTAGAAACAAGTAAAAAAGTAACTGTTGAAGTTAAATCACAAACAACTAAAAAACCTATTGTAGAAGCTAAAGTAGAGGTTAAAGTTAAAAATGAAAAACCAACAATTACTGAAAAAGATCATGTTGTAAATTTACTTAAATTATTAATAAAAGATGATATAAACGTAAATAATATTTCTTATAAGCGTAATGCATTAAATAATATAGTAGCAACATATTTACAAGAAAATCACATAGAAAACACAGGTAAAATAATAAATGGTGTGTTAAAGGTTCTTGAAAAACAAAAATAAAATGGTTATAAATGGCAATCGAAAACTTCGAAAACAAAAACATACAGGACACTTTTCAAAGAATAGTCCAAACAGATGGAACTAATCAATTAGCTGATGGAACTGGTTCTATTTTTGTACCAATATCATCTTCACATGCTATAACATCATCATATGCTTTATTTGCTGTTTCTGCATCACATGAAATTACTTTTGAATTATCCTCATCTCATGCAATAAATGCTAATACAGCAAGTCTTGCAACTAGTTTTATTGGAACATTAAATGGAGGAAATTTTTAAATATTTATAATAGAATAATAATATTATGGCAAGTACAATAATAATAAAAAACGGAACAAGTGGTACACCTTCTTCTTTAGTACAAGGTGAGTTAGCTATAGATGTATCTACAGGTAAACTTTTTCATGGTACAACAGGAGGAACTGCAGTGT